GGACCGCCGGCAGGGCGAAGCGGAGCTGTGCAGCCTATGACAATCGAGCCCTGGCGCCTGGGCGCCTATCTCCTCATCGCCGTGCTGTCCCTAGGTACCGGCTGGCAGGTGCGCGGCTGGAAAGAGGGGAGCGACGCAGCCATCCGCCTGCAGGCCAAGCAGGACGCCGAGGACCTGGCGCGCTCGCTCGTCGCCGGCATTGCCGAGAAGACCAACCAGGCGATCGCAGGCATCCAAGTCACCAACACCACCATCTACCAGAAGACCCGCCAGGAGATCGTCCGTGAACCGATGGATCCTGCTTGCCGCCTGCCTGCTGGCTGGATGCGCAACATCAACGCCGCCCGCACCGGCGAACTTCGACCAGAGCCTGCTGCAGCCGTGCCCGGACCTGCAGCCGGTGCCGGTCGCTGACGACGGCACCGGCGATCCCGCCGAACTCACCCTGGCCGACGTCGCGATGTCGGGCCAGTACCTGGAGTGCCAGCGCCGCCACCAGGGGCTCATCGAGGCCGTGAAGGCGCAGACCAACCACTGACCGTTCAAGGGGGCAGACCGTGAACGAACGCACCGAGACGCAACGTCACACTGTGACGCGTCACCCTGCGTCACAGGTTGTCACCGTGACGGCAATACAGGGGAAGTGACATGTCCAAGCGCAAGACCTACCTGCCGCGCGAGCTGCGCGCCGGCCGCACCGTGTTCATCGTGACCTCGCGCCGTGACGGCCTGGGCCGCACCCACTACCAGGTGGCCACCCACCTGATCGCCGGCAAGGGCGAGCCGCAGCCGGAGTCGATGGGGCGCCACCCGTACCGCATGCACCCGGCGATGGCGCGCTGGGCCGAGTCCCGCATGGATAGCAGTGATGGGAGGGAGCAATGTCTGATACAGCACCTGACTGGGATGCCATTCGCGCCGAGTACCGTGCTGGCCAGCTGTCGAACGTCATGCTGGGCAAGAAGCATGGTGTGACGGAGGGAGCCATTCGCAAGAGGGCGAAGGCTGAAGGCTGGCAGAAGGACCTGGCCGGCGAAGTTCGCCACCAGGTGAAAGAGAAGCTGGTACGAGAGGAGGTACGAGCCCCCAGCGCGCGGGACAAGGACATCGTCGAAGCCGCCGCAAACACTGGGGTGGACGTGGTACGAAGGCACCGCCGCGACATCGCCAAGGGGCACGGCTTGGTCAACCTGCTGTTCCAGCAGTTGGAGCTGGCGGCGACCGTGCGTGACGAACTGGAGGATGCCGTCATCGAGGAGACGGCCGGCGACGAGAACAACCAGCGGCGCAACCGGATGCTGAAGGCGCTGAGCCTGCCCACGCACGCCGGCGTACTGCGCGACCTTTCCACCGCGCTGAAGAACCTGGTCCCGCTCGAGCGCCAGCTGTCCCGCCTCATCAGCGACGATCGCCTGTACTGCGAGCGCAACCTGAAGATTCGCACCAAGGACGGCGAGATCCGGCCGTTCGTGTGGAACGACGCCCAAGTGATCCTGCACGAGAAGCTGGAGGGCCAGCTTTCGCTGCGCGGCTGGATTCGCGCCATCGTACTGAAGGGGCGGCAGCAGGGCATCAGCACCTACGTCGCCGCGCGCTTCTACAAGCGCACTAGCATGGGCATGGGCAAGCGGACGATGATCCTGACGCACCTGGACGCGGCCACCCAGAACCTGTTCGGCATCGTGAAGACGTTCTACGAGCTGAGCGCCGACGTGCTGCGGCCGAGGCTGAAGGCGAACAGCGGCACCGAACTGGCGTTCTCCAAGCTCCGCAGCGGCTACAAGGTGGCCACCGCAGGCTCCAAGCACGCTGGCCGGTCGGACACCGTCCAGTACATGCATGGCTCCGAGGCGGCATTCTGGCCCAACGCCGTGCAGATCATGGCCGGCCTGGGCCAGACGGTGCCGATGATCCCCGGCAGCGAGATGATCCTCGAGTCCACCGCTAACGGCCTGACCAACCTCTTCCGCCGGATGTGGGTGCTGGCGGTGGCCGGTAAGTCCGACTTCATGCCGGTGTTCATCCCCTGGTTCGTGCAGCGCGAGTACCGCCGTGAGGTTCCGCCCGACTTCGAGATGGACGAGGACGAGGTCGAGTACATGGAGGCCTACGGCCTCGACCTCGAGCAGATGGCGTGGCGCCGGGCGAAGATCGACACCGACTTCGCCGGCGACGTCGACTGGTTCAACCAGGAATACCCGGCCACGCCTGACCTGGCGTTCCAGAAGGTCGGGCACAAGCCGCTGGTGCAGACCGTCAAGGTCTCGCTGGCGCGCAAGCGCAACATCGCGCACATGACCAGGATCGGCGCCCACGTCATCGGCGTCGACGTGGCGCGATTCGGTGACGACGACAGCGCCATCATCCACCGCCAGGGCCGTGTCGCTTGGGGGCTGGAGAAGATGTCGGGCCTCGACACGATGGCCCTGGCCGGGCGTGTCGCCAAGATGCTCGACGACGACAAGACCATCCGCATGGCCTTCATCGACGTGACCGGCGGCCTGGGCGCCGGCGTGTACGACCGCCTGGTGGAGCTGAAGTACGGCCGGCGTGTCACCGCGGTGACCTTCAGCGCCAGGGCTAACGACGAGCGCAAGTACGTGAACAAGCGCTCCGAGATGTGGGGGGACATGGCCGAGTGGCTGCACGACCCCATCACCCCATCGATCCCCGACGACGACAGCCTGCACGCCGACCTTACGGCGCCGAGCTACAGCTACACGTCCAACAGCCAGATCAAGCTGGCCAGCAAGGAAAAGATCAAGGAGGAGCTCGGCAAGTCGCCCGACGCTGGCGACGCCCTGGCCCTCACCTTCGCCGAGGCGATCGCCGCGGACGACATCCACACCGACGACTGGCGCAAGAAGCTGGCCAGGAAGCGGTCCCGTAAAACCGCAATGAGTTCATGACCATGACCGACCCGGTAGCAGAGCGGACCTGGCGCCGCTACGAGTACGCCAAGCAGCGTGGCCACATCGACTACACCCAGACCGCCTGGGTGAACGAGGGCATGTACCTCGGCGGCGGCCGGCAATGGTCGCCCGAGGACCGCGAGGTGCTGGCCGAAGAGGGGCGCCCGGCCTTCGAGTTCAACCAGATCATGCCGAAGATCAACACGGCCCTCGGCTACCAGATCGCCAACCGGATGGACATCGGGTACCGGCCGCGCCGCGGAGAGGCCACCCAGGAACTGGCCACCACCCTGTCCAAGGTGGCCATGCAGATCGCCGACAACAACAAACTGCACTGGCTGGAGTCGCAGGTGTTCAGCGACGGCCTGATCCAGCAGCGCGGCTACTTCGAGATCTACATCAGCTACGAGGACACCTTGCTGGGCGAGGTCAAGGTGAATGTCCTCGATCCGCTGGACGTCATCCCTGACCCGGACGCGAAGAGCTACGACCCCGACGACTGGGGGGACGTGATCACCACGAAGTGGCTCACCCTCGACGAGATCGAGGCCCTGTACGGCACCGAGGCGCGCAACGAGGTCGAGCAATCGAAGGCCGGCGCCGACACCGACTTCGGTGATGACGACGATGCCACGCCGCGCAACCGCTTCGGCGACTCCAACACCGCGTTCACCGACCTGGGCAGCGAGACGGACGTCGACGGGGTGAAGCGATACAGAGTGATCGACCGCCAGTACTGGGAGATGACCAAGACTGACGTGCTGATCACCCTGACCGGCGACATCCGGGTGATCGCCGGCATGAGCGAGGCTCGCGTCGAGGCGATGAAGCGCGATGGCGCCATCCAGACGAAGCGCCGGGTGCGCCGCGTCAAGTGGGTGGTATGTACCCGCAGCGTGGTGCTGCACGACGATTGGTCGCCCTTCCTGCACTTCACCGTGGTGCCGTTCTTCCCCATCTTCCGCCGAGGCCTCACTCGCGGCCTAGTCGACAACGCGATCGGCCCGCAGCAGATGCTCAACAAGTCGCTGAGCCAGTTCGTGCACATCATCAGTACCACGGCGAACAGCGGCTGGATCTCGTGGGCGAACACCCTGGAGAACATGGACGAGGAGGAGCTGGAAGATCGCGGCGCCGAGACCGGCCTGAACATCGTCCTGCGCAAGGACGTGCCGGTGGAGAAGCGGCCGCAGAAGATCACGCCCAACCAGGTGCCGACTGGGCTCGATCGCATCGTCGACCGCTCGGCCCTGCTGCTGGAGCAGGCGACCGGCATCAACGAGTCGATGTCCGGCGCGAGCGGGCCGGAGGTCTCTGGTATCGCGATCCAGAGCAAGCAGTTCGCCGCGCAACAGCAGTTGGCCCTGCCGCTGGACAACCTGGCTCGCACCAGGGCGATGGTCGGCCAGCGCATCCTGGAGCTGGTGCAGGCCTACTACGACGATCCGCGCATCATCCGTAT